ACGATGCCCCGCTGGAGGTGCTGGCGAGGCCCGTGGAGGGCTTCGAGGACCTGCGCGAGGGGGTAGACAGCCCCGAGGCCCCGAGCCCCGTGCAGCGGCTCGGTGCCGACGAGCTGTGGTAGGGTAAACCCCTAGCTTGCTATGGTTTCAGGAGGGGGCATCCTGTGGATAAGTGGCTGGCTATAGTATTGATAGCAGCAGATGTAGCAGATACGCCATACATGCGGCAGGGCTTATCTAATGCGATGTATCATATGTTAAGTTGACGCTCCTAAAAGCATAGCATTCCCTATGTGTGCGTAGTTTCCCGAGCCCTCGTGCTCGCGCGCCACGCACGCGGTGGCCGGCCCCCTGCGCCAGAAAAAGAGGCGGGCGGGGGGCCGAAAAAGTGAACGCGACCCCGGGGCAGACGAAGTCTATTTTCCAAAAACAATTTTTCGTTGTATCTCAAAACAACGGAAACTTGTTGCCTTTGCGCTGGTTTTCGGTCGCGGGCAGGCACTGCAGGTTCTCGGCAACGTGGAGGCCGGACACCAACTTGCCCCGCAGGGGGATGATGTGGTCCACGTGCTCGCCCAGAAGCTGCGCCCGGGTGTAGATGGCCTCGATGGCCTTCAGATCGGCCCACGGTGGGGTGCGTTGGAGCTTGGTTGACCGACGTTTCGCCCCGATAGCGGCCCGGCCGTCCGGGTTCTCCCGGCTCCATTTGGCCACGTTGGCTCTTTTCCGCAGGGTGCGGCCGAGCTGCTGCGCCTGATTGGCGGTGTCCAGCGAGGCGAGGAGGGGCGCGAGCGCCGAAAGGTCGGGAAGTCGGGGGTTCATGGCATGCTCACTCAAAGTTGAAGGTTGTCGGTGAGCCGAGTGAGTGAGCACCCGGCAAGCCTTGCAAAGCCTGTCCCGACCGCGCGATTTTATCCTAGAATGCCGCCCCATGAACCTTGAACTAAATTACAAGCCGCGCCCCCAGTTCATCGAGTTTCACAAACGCCGCCAGCGCTGGGCGGCGATTTTGACTCACCGACGCGCCGGCAAGACGGTGGCCCTGATCAACGATCTGGTGCTGGGTGCCCTGCAGTGCAAACGCAAGAACCCTCAGTTCGCCTACATCGGCCCGACGTACTCGCAGAGCAAGCGGGTGGCGTGGGCGTACCTGAAGGACGCCGCGGGGCCGTTCCTTGCGAAGCCGCCGCAGGAGAGCGAACTGAAGGTGACCCTGATCAACGGTGCGGTGATTTACGTTCTGGGCGCGGACAACGCGGACTCGCTGCGCGGGATGTACCTCGACGGTGCGGTGATGGACGAGTACGCCCTCTTCAAGCCCACGGTCTTCTCGACCGTCATCCGGCCGGCACTCTCGGACCGCATGGGCTGGGGGGTGTTCGCCTCGACCCCGCGGGGCAAGAACCTCTTCCACGACGTGTTCAAGCAGGCCGAGAAGGACCCCAAGGGCTGGTTCGAGCTGACCCTGAAGGCGAGCGAGAGTGGGATCATCCCCGAGGTCGAGCTGGAGCGCCTGCGGGGCGACATGGACCCGGAGGAGTACGCGCAGGAGTACGAGTGCAGCTTCGACGCGGCCCTGAAGGGCGCGATCTACGCGGATCAGGTGAACGAGATGTTTGCCGACGGGCGGGTGGTGCAGGTCGACCTGTACGACCCGAAGCTGCCCCTGCACTGGGCCTTTGACATCGGGATGACGGACGCCACGGTGGCGGGTGCGTTCCAGATCGCGCTCGACCGCTCGGTGCGGCTGGTGTACGTGAAGGCCACCACCGGGACCACGATCTTCGACCACATCGCCGACATCACCAGATTCCCCGGCCGGCTCGGGGTGGTGTGGCTACCGCACGATGCGAAGGCGGCCAACAACCAGACCGGCAAGTCGGTCGTGGAGCAGTTCGTGCAGCAGTTCAAGGCCATGCCCGAGAAGACCCGGCCCCGGGTGCGCGCGGTGCCCTTGCACTACATCAAGGACGGGATCGCGGCCACGCGGGCGGTCTTCCCGCGCCTGAGCATCAACGAGGCCATGACCGGGGACACGGTGGAGGCCCTGAAGGCCTACAGGCGGCAGTGGGACGACAATTTGCTGATGTTCAAGGACGCCCCCTTGCACGACTGGGCCAGCGACTACGCCGACATGGTGCGGTATATGTCGGTCGCGGTGGGGATCATGGACAAGGAAGAGGGCGGGGAGGTGATCTCGCCCCGGGCGGCGGTGCGGGTGGAGGAATTGGGCCCGCGCGGGGTGCCGGACCTCGCCGCGCCCCACATGAAGGACGTCTACTTGGAGAAAATGTTCGAAGAAAACGAGAAAATGGGCAAAATCCTGCGGATAATGTAGTATTGGCGCTGGAAAACGTCGAAAATAGCCCGAAAAACGGAGAAAGCATGCACAGAGTCGCCGCCGGGACCAAAACAGCCCGCCAGATGATGGCCCGGACCTCGGGTCAGGCCCAGATCAAGAGCCCGTATGACCTCTGGGCCGACGGGGCCCGGGAAAAGACCGAGCGGCACCTCTGGAACGCCGCGGTGGAGGCCCGAAAGGCCGAAAAATTGGCCATCAGGGCCGCAAGGAAACAAAATGGCCAATGACATCGTCGACACCAAGGCCGAAAAGCCTTACGACCGCTGGAACGCGGAAATCACGGCCGCGGAGAAGGAGCTGAAGAAGTTCCACGAGCGCGGGCGGCTGGTGGTGAAGAAGTTGCTCGACGAGCGCGCGGCCGAGAACAGCGCCGCGAAGTGGTTCAACGTCTACAAGGCCAACGTCGACATCTTGGAGGCCGCGCTCTACGCCCAGCCCCCGAAGCCGGCCGTGACGCGCTCCTTCAAGGACTACGAGGACGAGCCCGCCCGGGTGGCGGCCCTGATCCTGCAGAGGGCCATCACGCCCGACGCGGACGACCCCATGGACAGCTTCGACAGCACCATGCGCCACTGTGTGCAGGACCGTCTGGTGGCGGGCCTGTCGATGGCGTGGCTCCGGCTGGAGACCGACACCGAGGAGATCGAGGGGGTGGAGCTGGACGACATCCTGCCCTCGCCCCAGCCCGGCATGGAGACCGAGGAGCTCGGCCCCGAGGACGCACCGCAGCGCATCATCGACCAGCGCGTGGTGGTGGACTACATCTACTGGGAGGACTTCCTGTGGTCACCCTGCCGGGTGTACGAGGAGCGTCGCTGGGTCGGACGCCGGGTCTACATGACCCGCGACGAGCTGGTGGAGCGCTTTGGAGCAAAAGGCCGTCTAGCGTCGCTCGACTACAACCCCAAGCGCTATGAAACCAATAGCGTCACGCCAAAATGGGACGAGCAGAAGAAGGGCGTCGTCTACGAAATCTGGGACCGCAGCGAGCGCAAGGTGATCTGGCTCAACAAGGGCATGACCGATCTCCTCGACGAGCGCGACGACCCTCTGGGGCTGGAGGGCTTCGAGCCCTGCCCGCGGCCCATGCTGGCCAACATCAGCACGAGCAACACCACCCCGCGCCCCGACTACTACATGATTCAGGACCAGTATCAGGAGCTGGACACGATCAACAACCGCATCAGCATGCTGGTGCAGGCCTGCAAGGTGGTCGGCGTCTACGACCGCTCGGCCATCGGCGTGCAGCGCATGCTGCAGGAGGGCAGCGACAATACCCTGATTCCGGTAGACAACTGGGCCGTTTTTGCCGAAAAGAACGGCCTGCGGGGCCAGATCGACTGGATGCCGCTGGAGGCGGTGGTGCAGACGCTGGAGCAGCTCAACCGGGCGCGCGAGATCATCAAGGCCCAGATTTACGAGCTCACGGGCATCAGCGACATCGTCCGCGGGGCCAGCAAGGCCAGCGAGACCCTCGGTGCGCAGGAGATCAAGGCCCAGTTCGCCGGGGTGCGCATCAAGAAGCTGCAGGACGAGGTCGCGCGCTTCGTGAGCGACGTCAGCCGCCTCAAGGCCGAGATCATGGTGAAGCACTTCTCGCCCGAGATGCTGGTGGAAAAATCCAACATCGCGCTGACCGGCAACGACGAGTGGGTGCCGCAGGCACTGTCCCTGCTGGCCTCTGACGTCGGTTTCAACTGGCGCATCAAGGTCACGGCCGAGAGCCTCGCACAGGCCGACTACGCCTTCGAGAAGGCCGACCGGAACGAGTTCCTGCTGGCGGTGTCCAACTTCATGGAGAAGGCCCTGCCCATGGTGGCCCAGTTCCCGGACTCGATGGTGCTGATGACCTCGATGCTCAAGTGGGGCATCGCGGGCTACCGCAACAGCGCCGAGATCGAGGGCATGATCGACAAGGAGCTCGACGCCATGGTCAAGGCGGCCAAGCAACCCAAGGAACCGCCGCCCCCGAGCCCCGAGGAGGTCAAGGCCAAGGCCGAGGCCGAGAAGATGCAGCAGCAGGCCCAAATCGACCAGCAGAAGGCCCAGCAGGACTTCCAGATCAAGCAGGCCGAGGCCCAGATGGCCCAGCAGCGCGCCATGGCGGCCCAGCAGGCCGACGAGCAGCGTCTGATGCTGGAGCTGCAGGCCGAGAAGCAGCGACTCGCGCTGGAGCAGCAGCAGCAGCAGATGGACCTGCGATTCGAGCAGCTGATGCAGATGCTCAAGCTGCAGGGCGCGCGGGACATGCAGGAGCTGAAGCTGGACGCCGCGCAGGAGCAGGCCCGTATCAAGGCAAACGCCGCACAGGAGACCACGAATGGCTCGGAATAGGTGGATTTACATCGACGGCGTCGGCATCCCCGCCGACGACTACGAAGCCCTCGCCCGGGCCCGCGGCCATGCCGAGGAGAGCCGCAGGACCACCATCGCCCCGGACCTGCCGGACTTCCGCTCCCCCATCGACGGCAAGTGGTACTCTGGCCGCGCCGGCATGCGTGAGCACTGCGCCAAGCACAACGTGGTGCCCACGGCCGACTTGGCTGGGCTGCCGCCGAAACCGTCGTACCACGTCCCCGAGCGCAGCAAGCGTGAAATCGCGGCATCGAAAGAGCAGATTGCACGCATCATCAATTCCCACCACTAGAGGCATCTATGACCGTAGAGAACAGCACCCCTGAGAACGACCAGCCAGTCGAGCGCCGCGACGAGATCGAGGCCGCCTTCGAGCAGCACGAGGCCGCCGCCGTGAAAGAAACGGCCCCGAACCTTTCAGCAGAAAGCCCCGAGAAGGCCCCGGTGAAAGAGGCCGCCAAGGCCGAGGTCAAGCCTGAGGGCGAAAAGCCCGCCGAGAAGGCTGAGGTCAAGCCTGAGGGTGAAAAGCCCGCGGAGCCTGAGGTCAAGCCCGACGTCAACGTCGAGAAGGCCCCGCAGTCGTGGAAGCCCGGCACCCGGGCCCTGTGGGACAAGGTCGACCCGACGGTGCGGGCCGAGATCGTGCGGCGCGAGAAGCAGACCGTGCAGGTCCTCAACGAGTCCGCGCAGGCGCGCCAGTTTGCCGACGAGTTCGGCAAGGTGACCCAGCCCTACGCCGCCCGGCTGCAGGCCCTGAACGCGCACCCGTTGGCCGTCTACAACGAGCTGCTGAAGGCCGACTTCATCCTGTCCTCGGCCCCCAAGGGCGAGCGCGCGGCCTTCGTGGCCAAACTGATCAAGGACTACGACGTGGACGTCGAGGCCCTCGACAACGCCCTCGCCGGCCGCATCCAGCAGGACATGGACCCGAAAGCGCTGGCACAGGCCGAGGTGGACCGCCTTCTGGCCGAGCGGCTGGCCCCGTACCAGCAGCTCCTGCAGCGCGAGCAGCAGCGCGAGCAGCAGGACAACCAGCAGGTCAGCACAACCATCCAGCAGATGGCCGCCGACACTGAAAAATTCCCGTACTTCGAGGACGTTCGGCACGATATGGCCGACTTACTTGACATGGCGGTGAAAAAAGGGCGTACACTTACGCTTGAACAGGCCTATACTCAGGCCGTTATGTTGGACCCGGAGATCAGCACATTGGTGAGCGCCCAGACGCAGGCGGCCAAGGCAGCGGAAGCAGCAGCGAAGGCAAATGCCCAAGCACAGCGAGCCCGCCGAGCCTCGGTCAGCGTCGGTGGATCGCCATCGGGACTGGTATCAGGATCACCGGCAGCAGGCGACAGGAGAGCAACCATTGAGGCGGCTTTCGACTCGGTAGGAGGTAGATGATGGTGATGACCAAATTGGCCCGCCAGATTCTCGGACTGCCTGAGAAGCGAAAGCACCCGACTGGCCCAGCCCCGACGCCGTTACGTGGTGCAGAGGCACCGTACAAGCTGGAGCCCCCTCCCCCGGTGGCTCAACCGTTGAAACCTGTGAAATAGGAGACTTCCATGTCCTTCCCGAATGCTGCGATCAGTGATGTCATTGCGACCACGATCCAATCCCGTACCGGCCAGATCGCCGACAACGTCACCTCGAACAACGCCCTGTTGGCCCGCCTGAAGCAGCGCGGCAACATCAAGACGTTCTCGGGTGGTAACACCATCCTGCAAGAACTCTCGTTCGCGTCCAACGGCAACGCCGGCTGGTACAGCGGGTACGAGACCCTGCCGATTGCCGCGCAGGACGTCGTCAGCGCCGCCGAGTACACCATCAAGCAGGCCGCCTGCCCGGTGACCATCTCTGGCCTTGAGCAGCTGCAGAACGCCGGCAAAGAGCAGATCATCGACCTGATCGACGCCCGCATGAACGTGGCCGAATCGTCCATGGCCAACCTGATCAACTCGGGTCTGTACAGCGACGGCACCGGCGGTGGCGGCAAGCAGATCGACGGCCTGCGCAAGCAAGTCGCCGCTGTCCCGACCAACACCGTCGGCGGCATCGACCGTGCCACGTGGCTCTTCTGGAAGAACCAAGTTGGTTCCGGCACCGCCGCGACCGCTGCGAACATCCAGCAGCTGTTCAACGGCATGTGGGCCAAGCTGGTCCGCGGCTCTGACCGCCCCGACCTGATCATCGTGGACAACAACTACTGGGCGCTGTACATGCAGTCGCTGCAGGCCATCCAGCGCTTCTCGGGCACTGACGACGCCAAGCTCGGCTTCGTTTCCGTGAAGTACATGGACGCCGACGTGGTGTTGGACGGCGGTATGCAGATCAACTGGACCCCGACCGGTGCCGCAGGCACTGTCACCGCGGCCCCAGCCAGCACTGCCTACTTCCTGAACACGAAGTACCTGCACTATCGTCCGCACGCCGCGCGCAACATGGTCCCGCTGTCGCCGGGCCAGCGCTACAGCGTCAACCAAGACGCCGCGGTGCAGATTCTGGCGTGGGCTGGAAACCTGACGGCCTCTGGCCTGCAGTTCCAAGGCATCTTGTCGAACTAAGTGCCAACGGCGGGGACCCTCTCTGAGGGTCCTCGGGGGTGCGCGGGTCCCCGCCCGAGGTTTCGAAACCCAACAGGAGAACGACATGAGTGGAGTAGCAGGTGCCGTTATCGGCCTCACCACCGGCGCGCAAGACAACATTGCGCCCGCACAAGCGATTATTGATGGTACGGATTCGGCACGTGGGTGCACGACCAACTTCATCGGTTTCGGAAAGGGTCTGACCAACGTCGAACCCTTGCCGGAAGACTTCAATGCCACGGACGACACCGTGACCGAGGCCAACAGCCTCGGCCAGAGTTTCGCGCCGACCTACACGGCGATCCCGGGTAACGCGACCGAAAAAGTCCTGAGCTGGGTCGACACGACCCCGTAAATCATGCTACCGGGCGCACGAACGGCAGACGGGGCACTGTTCATTCTGGACAGTCTCCCAGAGAAACCCGGAGCATCTTTCTCCGGTGGGATTCTTGTCGATCCCGCCGGGGAAATCCACGTCACGAGCGTTCAGACTGTTCAGGCGGTTGCGAACGGCTTTGGCTTGCGTAATACGGGCAAGCTGTGCATCGTGTACGGATTTGATCTGGCGAACGCAGTTTGGCAACAAGGTCTTCCGTTCGACCCTACTGGCCGCCTGTGCTGCCAGTTGAACCAGCCGGTGTCTCCCGGCGACGCTTATGTGGGCGGCATTCGTGTCGGCCCACTCGGCGGTGTCTATGTGGATAATGCCGCGCCTCCTGTTCCGGTTGGATTTTCCGACGGGTTTTCTGACGGGTTCAACGCCCCAGCTCCGTAAGGACATATCATGGCACGCAAATCAATTCTTGAGCTGATCGCACAGGCGACGGCCGACTTCCCCGACAACACCACCGGGCAGATCACGCCCGCCAAGTTGCGCCAGTGGGCAATCGACTTCCTGAACAGCATCGCACCCGCTTACGGGTATCTGACGCTCACCGGCCCGTTGGTGCAGACCTTTGGTCTGACCCCCGCGCTGGTGGTCTTTCAGGCCGCCTTCAACAGCGACCCGTCGCAGACGACCGCTGCGGTCCCCGCGTCGACGGTGATCAAAGAAGAGCGCGGCAACGTCACCATCAACTTCACGATGGACATCGAGGCGGCCAACGGGCGCTTCATCTCCTTCACCCTGTTCAAGAACGGTGTCGCAACCGGATGGAAGACGACGGGCAATGGTGGCGGTGCCGGGAACCCTGTCGGGGTGTCTCTGACCGCCGTGGACTACTCGCCCACCCCGGATGCCGTTTATGATGTGAGGGCCACCGCCGAGGTGGCCGGCACGAGCGTAACCCTGAGCAACGGAGGCTTCGTCGTTCAGGTCGAGCCCGTTCGAGATTTCACGTAACCCGCCGCAAGGCATTTTTAGGAGCACCCCATGGACCCCACCGAATTTGGAATGATGGACTACACGAACGAGACCGACGACGCTGCAGACCGCAAGCTCTTCGTCGTCTTCCACCGTGGCTTCGTCGTGAACGAGGCCAAGTCGACCGAGGCCGGCCGCCCGATCCACGACGACGTGGACCTGATCACGATCCGTGTCCCCGGGCAGCGCGACTCTGTCGTGCACCGCGTCGACTTCACGCACCAGCAGCGCTTCCCGCGCCAGTGGGCCGCGTTCAAGCTCAATGCCGAGCAACTGAGCTCGGGCACGCAGCTCTCCGAGGTGCCGTGGCTCACCCCCGCGCAGATCGCGGACCTGCGGGCCTCGAACATCCACACGGTTGAGCAGCTGGCCGAGATGTCTGACGCCAACGCGCACGTGTTCATGGGCTTCCATGGGCTCAAGCAGCGCGCACAGGCCTACCTCGACGCCGCCACCGGTGCCGCCCCAGCCCTGAAGCTGCAGGCCGAGCTGGACAAGCGCGACGCCGAGATCAACGAGCTGAAGGCCATCGTGGGCCGTCTGGTGGACGAGAAGAAGGCCGGGACCGCCGCCAAAGTCAGCCCCAAGAAAACCCACGCCACCGATCTGGCGTAACTGGAGGGAATCATGTCCCGCTACTGGACTTCGCTTGCTGTACTGAATCAGGTCGCTGCCGAGCTGGGATTGCCCCAAGTCGTCACCGTCCTGAACCCGGAGAGCGTGCAGAGCACCCAGCTGCTGGCCATGCTCAACTCTGCCGGCAACGAGCTGGTGACCTACTACCCGTGGGAACAGCTCAAGCGCGAGTGGACCTTCGACACCGAGGACGGCAAGGGGGACTACGCCCTGCCGGACGACTGGTGCTACAACATCGACCAGACACAGTGGGACCGCAGCAACCACTGGCCCCTGATCGGCCCCAAGAGCCCACAGGAGTGGGCGTGGCTCAAGGGCGGCCTGCTGGCCGCCGCGCCACGGATTCGTTTCAGAATCCAGAACATGATGATGAAGCTCTGGCCCGTCCCCTCGCAGGGTGACAGCCCGGGCGTGCACACCATCAGTCAGGAATACGTCAGCCGCAACTGGGTCGAGGTGGTGCCCGCAAACGGCGCGCCTTTCCTTGGCGACATGGTGCAGGGGGACAACGACGTCCTGCAGTTCGACCCGTGGCTCTTGATCAAGTACGTCAAGTACAAGTTCTTCGAGCTGAAGGGTTTCGACACCTCGGGCGTGCAGAGCGACTTCATGCGCATCTTCAACAGCCTGACAGGCAAGGACGTGGGTGCCCCGGTGCTCAATCTGGCCCCGCGCCCGATGTCCCAGTACCTCGGCCCTTGGAGCGTGCCGGACGGCAGCTGGAACGTGGGCCAGCCATAGGAGGCAACCATGCCCGCCAAGTGGTTGCCCACCTCCTTCGCAGCGACCAACAAGGTCAAGACGGTGCCCTCGCCCACCGGGGGCCTCAACGCGCGTGACTCTCTGGCGAACATGCCCGAGACCGACGCGCTGGCGCTGCAGAACTGGTGGTGCAACCCCTACGGCCTGCAGTCGCGCCCCGGGTACGTCGAGTGGGCCACCGGCATGCCCGGCTACGTCGAGACCTTGGCCTCGTGGTCGGGCGACACACAGAAGCTCTTTGCGTGGGCCGGGAAAGAGGGCGACGGGTGGGGCGTCTACGACGTCAGCGCCCGCATGCTACCCACCGACCCCCCGCTGGTGCCAGCCGTTACGGGCCTGAGCAACGGCCGCTGGCAGACTACCCAGATGGGTAATGAGGGCGGGAACCATTTGCTCGCCGTCAACGGCATCGACAAGGGCATCGTCTACGACAGCACCGGCGTGCACCGGATCGAGTACGTGGCCTCGCCCCCGGCACCCACGCCCCCGCTGGTGGACTACACGTGGTACGGGCTGGACTCCCAGAAGGCCATCGGGCTGACCGTGCATCAGGGCCGCCTGTGGGCCACGGAAGAGGGCTCCAGCGCGGGCTGGTACATGAAGCAGGTCGGAGCGATCTACGGCGAGTGGGCGCGGTTCGAGTTCGGTCCCTTCTTCAGCAAGGGCGGCAACGTCGCCTACATGACCACGTGGACGCTGGACGACGGCAACGGGGCCGAGGATCACCTCGTGGCGGTAAGCACCGAGGGGCAGGCCATCGTCTACGCGGGAACCAACCCCGACAGCATCGACACGTGGAAACTAGTCGGCGTCTACTTCGTCGGCGAGCCGGTGCTGGGTCGGCGCAGCTTCTTCAAGGTCGGCGGCGACATGCTGCTCCTGACCCAGCGCGGCCTGATCTCCATGACCGCGCAGCTGGTCTCGACCAAGGTCGGCGAGAACGTGTCCGCGCTCAACTCCGAGAAGGTGCAGCTCCTGATCTCGTCGCTGGTGAGCAGCATCACCGACCAGTTTGGGTGGGAGCTGTACTTCAACCCGGCCGAGAACCTGTTCATGATCAACGTGCCCTCGCGCACGGTCGGTGGCACCCGGCAGCTCGCGGCGAACCTCGTGACCACGGCCTCGCCTTGGACGCAGTTCGTGAACGTGGACGCGGCGACGTGGGAGACCTTCGAGAACGCCCCCTTCTTCGGCGACTATTCGGGACGGGTGTGCAAGTTCTGGGAAGGCTCGCTCGACGGGGTGGAGCTGGACGACGAGGGCGGGGCCGAGATTTTGCTGCAGGTCCAGCAGGCATACACCTACATGGGTGCGCCGGCCGTGCAGAAGCAGATCGGCATGTACCGCCCCAACTTCTTGGTGACGGGCGGGCTGGCGACCTCCAACAGCCGCATCGAGTACGACTTCCGGGTGCGTGCGGTGCCCTTCCCCTCGGCCGTGCCGCCGCCGTCTGACGACCTCTGGGACGTCGGGCGATGGGACAAGGCCACGTGGGGCGGCGGGCTCACGCCGGACCGTCGGTGGATTCAGGCCGACGGCCTCGGCAACGCGGCCTCCCTGCGCATGTCCACCCGGACGGCGAGGGAGCTGGTCTGGGTCAGTACGGACTACAGCTTCAAGGTGGGGACACTGCTGTGATCGTAGCTGACCAGCAGCTTCGCCTCGGGGCGTGGCTGTGTGGCCAGCTGGGGTGCGAGAGGAAGCCCTACATGACCTGTATCGGCAACGTGGTGGACATGCACATCCGGGGCGTTGTCGGGTTCGACGAGTGGAACGGGGCCAGCGTGCAGATGCACGTGGCCGGGGAAGGTAACTGGGCCACCAAGGAACTGCTTCGGGCGGCCTTTTGGTATCCCTTCGAGCAGCTCAAGGCGAAGACCTTGCTGGCCTACGTGGCGGCGACCAATATAAAATCGGTTGCCATGTGCTACCACGTTGGGTTTAAAATGGAGCACGTAATTGCGGACGGCCACCCAGACGGCGATCTCTTGCTCTTTGCAATGAGGCCTTGGGACTGTCGATACCTAAATCAAGGACATCGACATGGGATCGAAGAGCAAAGCCCCAACAGCGCCGAACATGACCGCCATGCTGCC